TTATCTAAATGTATGAAAGAAGTACGATTACTTAAAAAGAAAAATACAGGATATGATAAAGATGCTTTTTGTGGACCGGGCATTGTTGAAATTAAAGACGGTGAAGTAATTGCTCTTTATAATGAAATACCAGAAGGTGCCACGATGGTAAAAAAAGATATAGATGCATCAGCATTTGAACGTTGGTCATTAAGAGCAAAAGCGAAGTGGGATTAATGGAACCAGTAACTATAGCATATATATTTTTTGGAACTCTATGGGTTGTTGGAGCTCTTACTTATTTGTAAAATATGGCACAAAAAATAACAAACGAATACTTTACTCCTGTTAAAAAAAGAACTTCAATTGGTCATTCTTCAAGATCTAAACCTAAGAATAAACATAAGTTAAAATCATGGAAAAGTTACAACCGACAAGGCAACAGATAATTGAAGATGTTAGACTTTGGTCTAAACATTTTTTAGAAGTTCCTAATCTTCATTTAGGTGGGGTACCTGCCTGTCCTTTTGCTAAAAAAGCTTGGCTAGATAAAAAGGTATGGGTGACTGTAAAATCTAAATATAGTCCCTACAAAAAAGAATTAAATAACTGTTTAAAAAATTTAGATTTTTCGGTTTCAGAAATTCTTATATTTTGTGACCCTTATTTTAGTTATTCTCCAAATGAACTTCACATGGCTACTGAAGATTTTAATGAATGGTATAATAGAAAAGACTTATATTTTATGAGCTTTCATCCTTCTAATCCAGCTACTGAACAAGAACAAAAGTTTCTAGTTTCGCCAAATAAGGATACAAATGTGTCTGGTCCCGATTATAAATATTCTATGATGTTGGTACAAAAGTTCTCGCAATTGCAGCAAGCTTCTGGTAAATTGCACAAACAAGGTTATTATAAGATGTGGCCTGACGAATACTATCAAGACGTTGTGGTATCTCGTGCTAATAAATACAAACAGATCAATGGAGGTCTATCATGATGGGTAAAAAGAAAACAGCTAAAATGCGAGGCGGAGGAACTGTTAAAAAAACAGCTAAAATGCGAGGTGGTGGAAAAGTTAAAAAAATGAATATGGGTGGTCGTACAGGTGACATGATGTATTCAAGAGGATATGGTGTTGATGAAAGATCAAAACGTATGCCTACTATGTTAATGGATCGTGGTCCCGCTGGCATGAAAAAAGGTGGTAAGGTTAAAAAGAAAAAGAAGCAAGGTTATAAAGATCGTAAAGATGAATCTATTGCTATGCGTATTAAAAAGAAAAGAACTAAAAAACAATTAAAAGCAAGTAGAGATGAATCTTATGGTAAATTTGGAAGTAAGGCTCGTAAAAAAGGCAAGATCAATAGATAATGCCAACATATGCAAGCACTGCTGATTTTAACCTTTCAATAAGTGAAATTATTGAAGAGGCTTTTGAACGATGTGGAATCCAAGATCGAAGTGGTTATGAATTAAAAACTGCTCGAAGATCATTAAATCTTTTATTGGCTGAATGGTCTAATAGAGGACTTAATCTTTGGACAATACAAAAGCAAACTGCTGCGTTAGCAGCAGATACAACCAGTTTATCTGGCACTGCTTTGTATGGTGCAGGTGCAAACGCTGCATCTGAAATCGTAGAAATAACCGATATGGTTATTCGTGATTCAAGTAATAATGAATATTCATGTTCTCCAATTAGTCGTTCAACATATTTAAATTATACGGTTAAAACTTCTGGTGGAAGACCTACGCAATTTTATTTTGAAAAAACTATTAACCCTACTTTGTATTTATATCCGGCAGCAGATGTAGCTTATACTGTAGTTTATTATGCTATGTTACGAATGAAAGATTCAGGTGCTTACACTAATAATGCAGAAATACCTTTTTCTTTTTTACCGTGTTTAACAGCAGGGCTTGCTTATTATATTGCTTTAAAATATGCTCCCGAGAGAACGCAGATTTTAAAGATTGCTTATGAAGAAGAATTTAGAAGAGCAGCAGACACTAATAGAGGAAATGTAAGTTCTCACTTTGTGCCTCAACTAGGAATTATAGCGGGGACATACTAATGGGTCGTTACGTTTCTGGTAGATTTGCATTAAGAATTTCTGATCGTGACGGAATGGCTTATCCATACAATGAGATGGTTCAAGAATGGACAGGAGCCTGGGTTCATATTTCAGAATACGAGCCTAAATCTCCTTTATTAAATCCTACTAATCATCCTACCGATGCACAATCATTAGAACATGCAAAACCTCAAAGAGCAGATGCTACAATTGAAGTAGGAGTAGTAGGTATAGCTCCCAATTTTTTTCAAACTTTAGATGAAACAACTACTCTTTCCGATGGGTCCGTAGTTACTGTTAAAAGTATGATGCCTTTAAGTATTCAACAACCTTCTAAAATAACTAAGATGCAAAGTTTCTTAGGAAATGTTACAGTGAGTACATCATGACCGATTATTCAGATTTAAATAGTAATGTAAGAAATTATACTGAAACAGATACTAATGTTTTATCTGATAGTATTATTCAACCTTTTATAAAATCTATTGAAGATCAAATAATGAGAACGATAGATCTTACTTACTATCGTAAATATGATAATGCTACATTAACTATAGGAAATCCTTTTATTCCTCTTCCTGGTGATTGGCAAAATTCACGTTATGTTCAAATTTATGATAGTGCTTCAAGTTCACCTGACAGAACTTTCTTGCTACAAAAAGATATTTCGTTTATGAATGAATACTGGCCTGATAGAACGGCAACTGGTACTCCTAAGTATTACGCTATGTGGGACCAAGATACGCACTATATTGCGCCAACTCCGAACGCTGCATTAGATGTAGAGCTCGCATACACGTACAAGCCTGATGGTTTATCAAGTACACAAACATCTACTTGGTTAAGTCAAAATGCTCCCAACGTGCTATTATATGGTTGTATTTTACAAGCACTTGGATACTTGAAAGGTCCAGCAGATATGATACAATATTATGATAAAATGTTTAATCAGTCTGTGCAGGCTCTTGCTACATATGAGATGGGGCGGGATCGCAGAGACGAATTTCGAGATGGCGTTATTCGTATCCCTCTCGAGTCAAAGAACCCATAGGAGGTCAACATGGCAATAACTCAAGCTGTTTGTAACAGTTTTAAAGTGGAGATTCTGAAAGGCTTACATAATTTTACAGCTACGACAGGGAACACTTTTAAATTAGCGCTTTACGATTCAGAAGCAACATTAAGTAAATCAACTACTGCATATGGAACACCAGATGAAGTAGGTGCATCAGGAACATACGCTGCAGGAGGAGGAGCATTAACATCAGTAACACCAGTATTATCTGGCGATACGGCTGTTTGTGATTTTTCACCTGACTTATCTTTCACGAGTGCAACTATTTCAGCTCAAGCCGCTGTAATTTACAATTTTTCTACAGTATCAGGATTAACTACGAATGCTGCTGTTTGTGTTTTAGATTTTGGTGGAGTTAAATCTTCATCTGCTGGAACATTTACAATTACATTCCCTGCCGCTGAAGCGACTGCCGCAATTTTAAGAATCGCATAGGAGATAAATTATGGCTTCCGTCCAAGGATGGGGCCGACTGACTTGGGGCTCAGGTGCATGGAGTGAATTTGCTCCTGTAGCAGCTACAGGTGAAGGCCTCACGTCATCTACTGAAGATGTAACCGTTACTACCGATCAGGTTATTTCTGTCACAGGTATTGGATTAACATCTAATACTCATGATGTAACGGCTACAGGTATTGCTCAAGCAGTAATATCTGCTGGTGTGGTTGCGACATGGCAACCTATTGGCACATACGTTGTTCAATCAGATTTTATTTTTCCTATTACAGGAAATTCAGCAAGCACTGCTGTTGGTACGACAAGTCAGACAGTTGATATAAGAGTTGGATGGAATAGATCTACAAATTTAAATACAGGTGCACCTGTTGGCTGGGGCGATGAGGCATGGGGTGCTATTAGTAATTCGCCTAGCGCTACAGGAAATGGCTTAACATCAAGTGTAGGAAGTATAACCGCTGTTACAGAGCAAATACTTTCTCCAACAGCCGCAGGATTAACTACTGCTATTGGAACATATTCAATTACAGGAGACGCTGGAATAACTATTGTAGCAGCTTCTGAACCTGAATTAGATGCCTCTACAGGAACTGTAGATATTGGAATTTCTCCAACAGTAGAACCAGCAGGTCAAGTAGCTACTTCATCGGTAGGTGATGTATTAACCTCTATTTTTGTTACAGGAGTTAGTGCCACCCTTAGTGAAGGGGATGCTACACAAGAAACTAGCTATATGGCTCCAAGTGAGGAAGCTACATCATCGGTAGGAACGGTAAATATTCAAACAGATGTAAGCTTTACATTAACTGGAGTTTCTGCTACAAGTAGTACAGGAACACTAGGCGGGATTTTTTGGTCTCAAGTTGATGATTCTAACAGTTCTATGAGTTGGACAGAAGTTCACAAGGCTGCATAAAAGTTTTGACAAACTTTAAAAAAATTACTACAACTTTATTAGGAGATTAAATGTCAACTTATTCAACTGGTTTAAGAACAGAATTACAAGTAACAGGAGCGAATTCTGGTACTTGGGGTACAATCACTAATAATAATTTTTCTCAGGTTTTTGAATTTGCTATTGCTGGTGTTTATGCTGTACCCGCAATTACAACTGGAACGTCAACTACTTTAACAAATGGTGACGGTCCTCAAACTCAAGCAAACAACCAGGCTAGAAATAGTCAATTAGTATTTAGTGGAACAGTTTCTACAACTCATACAGTTCAATTTCCTGCTACACAAAAAACATACGGAATTTATAATAACATTTCTGGTGGCGCAGATATTTCTGCAAGACTGGGTGCAACAGGTAATACAGTTACTATTACTAACGGAAAATATCGAATGGTGGCTACTGACGGCACAAACTGGTATGATATTTTTTCTCTTGCTGGTTTAGGTGAAGCATGGATTGAAAAAGATAATACCGATTCTCCTTACACAGCTTCAGACGGAGATAATATTTTTGTTGATTGTTCTGCAGCGGCAGTTACAATTACTCTTCCTGCTTCTCCTTCAATAGGAAACCAGGTTAAAATCATAGATGGCACAGGTAGTGCCGCTACTTATAACATTACAGTTGGTCGTAACTCTGAAAAAATTCAGGGTGCAGCATCAGATCTAACAATTAGCACTAACAATGCTGGTGTAGCTCTGGTATATTACGATTCAACAAATGGGTGGAGGTTGAAATATAACGACTAATGGCTAATTTACAAGACATAGTAAACAGAAGTGAAGTAGGTGCAATTAAACCTTGGGGTAAAGCAACAGCTCCAGCAGGTTATGTATTGTGCGATGGAGCGGCGATTTCAAGAACCGATTATGCAGATTTATTTGCTGTAATTTCTACAACTTATGGCGCTGGTAATGGATCAACAACTTTTAATGTTCCTAATCTTGCAGGTAAAATGCCTCAAGGTTATGATGGTAATACTTATAATATGGCAGGAACAGGTGGTGCTAATACTGTTACAGTATCACTTACTAACAATCAGGCAGCTACAAGCACTACAACCAACAATCAATCAGTAACAGTTACAGGGGCTATTGATAATACTTCTTTAACAGAAGCTCAACTTGCTACTCATACTCACTGTACTTTTGGTACTTATAACTCTGAGCCTCCTCGAGGACCTTACCAAAGAATTTGTCCATGTACGGTTGGTGGACCTGGTTCAGGAAAAGGTGGAACTACTAACGTTGTAAATATTGATAAATTTTGTTCTGCAGGATCGGGCACTGGACACAATCATTCACACACTTTATCTGGAACGTTAACTGGAACAGTGGCTGTATCAACTAATTTAACTGGAACTGTAACAGGATCAGGAACAAATTCATTTTCACCATATGTAGTGGTTAACTATATTATAAAGCATTAGGAGATATTAATGGCAACACAGATAGTAATATTAAATGGAGACAGTATAAATGTAGATAATAGTTTTAGAATTGATTGGGCTGATAAAGGTTCTTCAATGCCTGCAATTCCTGACACTGTTCATTGTGTATTATGGAATAGTCTTCCAGGGCAAAATGAAATACAAAATAAGGATGCATCTACAGGGAATATGACTGGTAACACAAATTTAAGTGCTACAAGTGACGCTGTAGGATCAACAACGGTTGCCGCTTTACTTACATGGGCAGAAACTAGAAAAACTGAAATAGAAACTGCTGTAGACGCTTATGAAGCTGCAGGATCTCCTGACGATAAAACTTGGCAAGATTACGACTCCTAAGCTGTATTTTTTTTAAAATCTTCTAAAGTTATTTCTTCTAATAAATTTTTATAAGGACCATTTTTATCTACATAATGAATAAATAATTGATGATGCCAACATTTTTTTGGTTGATTAAAAATAGGTCTCCAATGAGGTATTTCACACCCTTTATAAATAACACCATCGCCAGACTTTATAATAATTGGAGTGTCTTCCATGCATAGAGGCCATTTATAATTTTTATCTTCGTAAAAAAATTTTAAAGTAATAGATGCACTAATTTCACAAGCGTTTCTATCAACGTGTTTTGCAAGTTCTGATCCACCTAAATAAATTCTGTCGTATGCATATATTGGTTTTAATTTTAAGTTTGTTTCTTTTTCCATAATAGGCAAAAGATAATGAATTATATGTTTAAACATATCAGATTCACTTGAATGATGAGAAGAAGAATAAGGAACTTGTTCATCACCTTTTGTTAAATTTTTAAAACTCCATGTTGATAAAAAATCAACTATGTCTAAAGACAACATATTTTTAATATGTTTATATTTTTTTGTTTCTAACGTATCCATGTAATGACAGCGTGCCTATTTCCTTTTGTTACAGGTAATACAGCATGAGGAAAACAAAAGTTGCTTGGAAAAACAACAGCACTACCTGTTTTAGGAGGCACTACATATTTACCACCAAAAAAAACAAAATCACCACCTTCATAATTATCGTTTAAAATAAAAGAACAAGTTAAGACTCTGGGATATAAATCCGTGTGATCAACATGTTCTTTGTATTCATTATTGCCTGAACCAACATAAATTAAATGTTCATAACCCGTGTCTTCACAGGACAATCCTGTGCTAAAATTTGGATGATCTGATGAATATTGTTTTAAAACTTTACTAACAGATTCAAAAATATTTTTATCAAACTTTGAATGAAGATCGTTAATATAACATTTTCTATATTCTGCATCTCCTCCCACTGTTGATGATTTTGTAAAATCTAAATTTTCAGAATTGTCTATTATTGCTTTACAAATTTCAGGGTCAACCATGTTTTCATAACAATGAATAAAGTCTGTAATTTTTATCATTTATAACTTTTTTTACTCCAAAAATATTTTTTGTATCTATCCATCCATTCACTTCCTAGTATTTGTAAAGTTTTAGAATGTAATTTTTCAAAATAAAATCCAGACCACATTTTATAAGATTCTCTTTTAAAAGGAATTACTTGAATCATAGGTTCACCTTTTTTAATTAAAAATTGTTTATCTCTTTTATGTAAAATAAAAGGAAAATTTATTACATTAATATAAGTATCTGTATCTACGCATCCTGAAATTATTTCAAATCGCGGCTCTAATCTATTCATAGGCTTTACAAATAAACAACTATATCCAGGCGGTGTTTTTATTAACCATTTGTTATGAAATTTTCCTGCGTTTTCTCCAGTAGTTTTTTTCCACTCCTCGGGTAATTGTGTTTGATTATGAAATCCAAAATCATCTTGCTCTTTACTAGCAGGTGTTACACTAAAATCACCTTCCACAGGATCAACTAAATAATCTTGATCAAAAGGTATTATATAACCCATAGTTAAAGAATCTAAAAAAGGCATGCATGTTTTAACAGTAGGTTGATGTAAATTTTTATTAGTAAATCTTTCTAATTTTTTATATTCTTCGGGAATAAAATGAGATGCTGGTTTAGGATTAGGCCAAATATCTTTCATCCCATCATTTGTTGCACAAAAAATTATTTTTTTATTAAACATTTAATTAAGAAAAATTCCTACAGATATTCGCCAAAAAGGTAAATTTATTTTTACTGGCATAGCATCATGCAAATTACTTCCTGAAAATAAAACAAAATTTCCTGGTTTAAACTTTATTGTATTATCTTCTATTTGTAGTTCTCCTCCCCATTCTTTTTCCCACTCAGGTGTAAGAAATCCAACTAAAGAATACTTATATTGTCGATGATCGTGAAAATGAAACTTATCACTTTTTTGTTGAGCATTTAATATTATGGATTTAATTTGATAATTACCTAAATCAAAATTTTTATTTTTTCTAAGGTCGTTATTTACTGCCGAAACTAAACCTGAAAAATATCCAAACCAATAAGGTTGATAAATATTATCTTCAAAAAATACTCTAAATGTAGGATAAAAAGAACTATAACTTGTGTAAGGAGTATCAATAGACCAATTATGATCTAATAATCTTCTATGAATATCTTTAATTTCATATTGATTTAAAATATTTTCACATTCATAAACTTTATTTAACATTTTTAACAATAAAATTAAAAGACATTGATCTTCTAATATCTCCTTTCTTTTTTACTTTAAAAGGCATTACACAATGTTGATGTTTTGCTTCAAATATATAAAACTCTCCTACCTTTGGTTCTGACCATACAGTGCCTACTCCATTACATTCTATAAAACCAAGTTGCCCGTCTTTAAATTTATGAGGATCTTTGGCATCATTAACAAACTCTGGTACTTTTAAAAAAAGAACAGTAGACCACCCTGTTAAATCATGATGAGTGTGAGGAGGATTATATTCTCCTTCTTTCATGTCATTTATCCAACAACTAAGAATATCAAGATGTTTACTTCCTCTCCATAAATTTACTTTTTCTAACGTCTCAATATAATCTTGCATGCAGTTAACAATACTAGAAAAAAGTGTAGTTGATTGAATTATCTGAGTAAAATCTAATTCTGAATCTAAACGACCAGCTAATCTTTTTCCGTAAGAATTAAGATCTTTTTTAACCTCTTCATACTTTTTGTTTAAATCTTCAATTCCATCTAAAGGTAAATTATAACATTTTACTATTCTTCCAAATATAGATGTTTTAGCTTTCATTCTTTTTTCTGTCTCTTTCATAGCATATTTTCTATGTCAAGAAAACAATTTAAAAAAGATTGCTTGATATATTCGTTACACATGTTTAAATTAGATCTCACCCAAAAATTATAAATCAGGAGATATTATGGAAAATCAAGAAGTATTGAAGGCTATAGCTACCCTTGCTGATAAGGTGAGTCGCTACCACGAACGTTTATTAGCTGCAGAGCGAGATAATAAAAGACTAGAAAAAACTTTATCAACACATCTTAAAGGATGTGGATGCCATGATACTTCAAATGAAAAAATAATGTTAAATGGGAATGAAGCTGATACTGAGTGCGAAGCTTGTAGTGCTTAGGATTTTTTAGCAGGTGCAATCATATCTTGCAATCTAGGGGCAAAAATTTTAACATCTCTTCGTATATCTTCTTCCTTAGTTTCTGTTTCATTGTTGTTAATATCTTTCTGAACTTCGTCTTCAGAAGAATATTCATATCCTGTGTGTACATTAGTAATAGTAGTTTCTGATCGACAACTCATCTTTGGTATTTCTCTACCATCATCTAATTTAACTGTTCCTAGCTGTTTGGCTTCTTCTATAATTTTAGGCATTCATTCTCCTTTTTAATTCTAAATTAAAACTTAATATAATTCTCTCTTCATTGGAATTATTTTTTTCTACTTCGTGATTAATCCATGAAGGAAAAAAAATTAAATCATTAGGTTTCGGGGTCCACGAAACGCGGCTACTTGTATGTATGCTTTCGTCCTTTTGTTTTGGAGGTGATAAAACCTCAGATTGAGGTCTAGGATCATGAAAAACAAGAGAACCGCTATCAGGGGGCACTTGTAAATAAAAGACGCCTGAAAGATAATTAAAAGGGTGTGAATGCAATTTATTTCTGCTGCCAGGACCATTGACCATGGCCCACAGACCAGTTAATTCAGGAATCATATATTCTTCAATAGATAAATGATTTATTGCTTCTTGACTTAAATTTATAATTTCAGATTTTAATGTAGAAAACCGTTCGTCAAAATGTAAGTCTGTTTGACTATGCCATCCACCCTCGTTCGTCTTTCTTATTCCTTTAGGATCTTTCTGTTGTATCTCTTTTATAACTTTAATTAGGTCTTCATACCCTGCTAAATTTATAGAAAAGACGGGGGTAATAAATAAAGAATGTAGATCGATTATAAATCTCCTTTTGTAATTTCTAAAGCAGATACTGTAACATGAACTTGATTAGCAGCATTTGCTTGTAGGTATAATATATCACTTTCTTCTAAAACTAAAGGCTGTTCTAACAATTCTACTGTAGTATTAGCCGCTACACTTTTTTGATTAAATAAAACAAACGTAGAAGTAGCACTAGAATCTAAATATTTTATATCTACCAATGTAGTATTTGCTGAATCACTAGCCACTAATATAGATTTAACAAGCGTTGTGGTAGGAAAAACAGGAGAAGTGCCTGTTACCCCAGGAGAAGCCGTTGGAACCGTATAAATAGCATTTAAATTAGTATCTACAACGTCTAATGAAGAATTTACAAAATTATCAGCCAACGAACCAACTCCTTCCTGACGATTTATCTACTATATCTTGAGAGTAAGATGTATTTAAATTTAAAATAAGTTGTTCAAGTAATCTAATTAATTGATCAATTTGAGACTGTTCATATTCAACCGTTGCATTTGGTAATCGTGTTATTGTTATTTTAGCCATTATGTTTTTTTATTATTTTGTGCAAATTTACGAGCTGCTTCTACAGATCCAAATCCCCACTTTTTAAGTGCCAATGCTTTTCTAGTTGGGCTACCATCAGGTTTTTTCATTGGTCCTTTCATACCTGCAAAGCGAGCGGCAAAAGAAATTCGTCGAGGATTTTTTCCTTTATTAACAGGGGGCTTTAAATTAGCCCCTTCTGTTTTTTTAAAATATTTTCTTCCAGCAACAGTCAATCCGCCTGTTTTACTTTTGTGTTCTTTTTTCATTAAGGTTTTTTTGCAGTTTTAGCTGATTGCTTTAAAGCTTTATCAGTAACAGTTCCTTTACCAGGTCTACTTGTTCCCTTTTTTTTAGCTTGATTTATATTATAGTATAAACCTTTTTTAACTGTTCTTCCGTCTTTAGTTTTATGAAAGCCTTTTTTCATTATCTTCTCCCATCTGGTCTGAGTTGTAATTTCATAGAGCCTAATCTCCAATTTGTTTCATCTACTACATCTGTAGCAAAATTTAATTTTACTGATCGTCCTCTACCTCTTACATTAATTTTTTGAGTTGTGCTACTAACATTTCCTGCTGTAGTTTGACTTGTAGTGGATTGAGGATAATCTTCAAGTGTCATTGTAACTGTTAATTCCTTTGATAAATTAGTAAAATCAGGGACAAATTTACTAACAGACATGAATTGATCTCCATCTGCAATTTCAATTGATCCTGATGTAAGAGATGCGGAAATAGCTGTTCCATCTGCTTTATTATTTCCTATTTCATGATTGTATAGATAAGAGGCTCCCGCGGTTACTCCAATTGGTGTATCAGATACTCCTGTGCTTGTTGTAGCATTAGCTGTTAAGCTCGCATTGTATTCGGTAGCAATAGGATTTTCGTATGTATAATTACCAAGGTAAGTTGTTCTACCTAAAGTAGTTGTATACCAAGTTCCTTCTAAATAATTATATACAACTAATCTATCTATTTGCGTTGCACTTGCACTTGGATAATACCACATAATTTCATTAAACTCAGGACAAACTCCGCAAGCAATATCGTTTTTATTAGTATAACTTATATCGTCATACACATAATCTTCTACAGAACATGGCATTTTTTTAACAACACCGTCATACATGTAAAAAGCATCCTCCCCCATCCAATACGCTTTACCATTTACATCAATAGCAGCATGTTGTGCTATTAAACCACAATTAGCTCCAAGTTGTCTTTGACCAAAAGTATAAGGTGTGCCAATAAATTGAATACCGTGTAGTGAAGTATCGGTCCATACAAGAATTTGACCTGTTGATTTTACTGCTCCTACAATTCTTGAACCATCAGCAATTCTAAGTGAACCAGCTTCGTTTTCTGCAGTAGGTGCAAAAATAGTCAAACTCTCTCTATCAGCAAATCTAAAAAATAAATCATCTTGTGTAGCGGAATTTGCAACAGTAGTACAAGTTCCAAATAAAAATAAATGTCGTGTATCAGCAGAAACTAAATTAAAACGAGAAGCAACTGGTGCTGTCGCACCAAGGCTCACGGCCCTTACACTTAAACCTGAAGAAGTATCCCATTTATACGTTCCACCATCTAAAACAGTTGCTACTAAATCTTCACCAAAATTATCTAAAGACCAATTTCTTCCTTGAATAGTTACACTCGATGTTGCACGTGGTGTGCCCCAAGTACTTAATCCCCACGTTGCTACGCCCCATCCGTACCCATAAGTAGAAGCAGTTGGACCTACATTAATTTGATAATTTGCTGTAACCGATCCTCCACCAGCTGCGGTAGTTCCTGTAGCATTCGTTGGAAAAGTAATTGTATAACTATCAGCATCTATAACTGTTGTTATTTCAAATTCATTATTAAATTCTAAACCGTCAACAACATTATTTGTGCTACCATCAGTAAAAGTAACAAAATCTCCTTCAATAGCTCCGTGATCAGCATCAGTAACCGTAACCCCTGCACCGCCACTTGTTGTTTCAAAAGGATTAGTTAAAGAAGCTGTTTCTCTAATAGGTGTAACATCGTGCACACTTCCTTCTGAATATACATAAAGTTTTCTATCTGTTCCTAAAGCTAAATACCTTGTGCCATCAAGGCTTATCCATGAATGAGTGTCTCTTACTACTCCAATAAGAGTTTCATTAGGATTGGGAAGATACTCCCATCCTTTCCATCTTTCTGGTTTTCCGTAGTGAAAACGTACAAATTCAGAGTTTGTATATCTTCTTTGATCTCCCGCCGCGTAAGAAGAGTCTTGTTTGTCTACACCAGGTTGAAATTTTAAATCAGTTAATTGCATGGCTGATTATTCTAACCTATTTTATTTAAAATCTAAAGGTCAATTTCTGGTTCAAACCATATAATAATGGAAAATCTCGGAATATTGTTTTTTGCCGTATATAATAAAGGGGAGTGAAAACAATCAGAAGCGTTAAATAAAACGGCTCTGTTGGGATAACAGCCAATAGCTGTATTTAAGTCAAAACCTTTATCAATAGGCTTGTAAAAACCTGTTCCAGCATTCAAATTAGAATCTCCGTTTAAATAAATGATAAGATGCTTTTCTGTTGTAAATTGTAATTTATCAATATGTGGAAGCGGTTCTTTTGTGTTTACTAAAGTAAAAGCAGCTAAATGAAGATTTTTTACCCCGACTTTAAAATGTTTTATAATAGATTTTTCTAAATCTTTTAATAAATCATCGCCTTCGTATATTTTATTTGAATAAAAAACATGTTGAGTTTCAGCATACGTTATTTCTTTCCCATAATCTAAAGTAGTGCAATAAACAGATAACTTTTCAAATAAATGTTTAGGTAAAAAATTATCTTTTACTTGTAAGTCTAAGTTCATGTTTTTTCTTTTACAAATTGAGTTCCTACGTTACCTTTAAAAACATACGTTCCGTGATGATTTAACCCACTAACAACATCAGCATACACACTCCCTCCAATTTTTTGCCATAATCTACAAAATGCATAATCCTCTGATAAATATCTCTTAGTTTCAGGTTCAATCATAGTGTCAAAGAATGCATAGTTCCAATTAGATGTGTCATGATAACTGAATTGAGTATCGTGAGGTTGATTTAAATGTTGATCAGATTTAAATTTTAAATCAGGATAAGCTTTTGCCATTTTTTCAAATACTTGTCTTTTTATCAACATAAAACCTGTGGCACCGTCTATAGCTTCTATAAAACCTTTTTTAACTTCAATTCTTCCAGGGTTTTTAACAGTTAAATTATATTCTAAAGAAGCTGCATGAAGTTCATCTAAATCAATATTAGGATTATCAATAACTCTTTTTTTTACTTTTCTCCAATCTATAGCTTTCCGTGGATATATTCCTGTTACTACGTCTTCATCTAAATCTAACATTCTAAAAACTGATTTTTCGCTAAATCCAATATCAGCATCTATAAAAAGAAGATGTGTATAATTACCAGGATCATCCATAAATAATTGAACTAAAGTATTTCTAGCTCTTGTTATTAAAGACTCATTTCCAATAGTTCCAAATTGTAATTGTATATTTTGTTTAGGAGCTTCATTTACTAAACGTAGACAGCTTTTAAAATAATCAGCTGTAATCATCCCACCATAACAAGGCGTTCCTATAAAAATTTTTGTCATGCACTCTCCCATACAGATAATGACAAAACTATTCTTTCCGTAGGAGAAAAAACATGATGTAAATTGTTTTTGCATATATACAAAATATCACCAGGACATACTTTAATATCTTTACCATCTACGTGATAATAAGTATTTTTATATACTCCTAAAATCAAAACATGTTCTCTATCAACATGGCTTTCACCCCTTTGACCTTTGGTAGAAAAGAAAAAATCTAAATTACCTAAATTAAATTTAAGAATATCTTGAAGAACATTAGATATAAAAGAAAGATAACTATTAAAAAATGAAGAAGTTTGTTCATTTACAATATTACAAAGAGAAAAAATATAAACATTTTCTTTTACACTGTAATGACCAACTGGATAAACATTTAAAAAATCATACAAACTATTAAAATCAAAGTTTAATCCAAATGATTTAAGATTGATTGCATTCTTAATTAATACATAACTTTTATTTTTATATGCTTTTTTAATTTTGTTTTTCATTTATAAAAATCTCCTGAGTAATATGGTTTAAAATATTTGGTTTAAAAAAATCAAATTTTTTACAATTTTTAACGTGTGTCGTAATACTTACCAGTGTGTTATAAGCTGACTCACTTAACAAATTTGAATAACACGGTGAATTACAAACAAAAATGTAATCAAATTTTTTAAATTTAACATCTTCTATATCGTATGTTATGTGTAACATGTCATCGTGATTTTCTCTAAAAGAATCATAATTGGCTAACCAATATGCGTTTTCAATAAAATTTTTATGTTTAAAATAATAACCAAGCCAATTAGATGATTTAAAAGACTTAACTGGTAGCTGATTAGCATGATACCAAATATCGTGATGATGATCTATATTAACTAAGTCTATAGTCTTTTTTTGTTTTAACAAAGGATCTAAAATGTAAAAAATATTGGCATGTGCTTGAGAAAATAAAATATTTTTAATATTAATATTTTCTACATAATTTAAATAAAATTTTATTAAATTTTCAAAAGACACAGGAGATTGAACATAATCAGTATCAATTGATAAAATGTTAAGCTTACTCATTTAACTCCAAATTTAAAAACCTATCTACAATGTTTTTAGGTTTTATTTCAACGCAATACGGATATTCAGAAATTATGTTAACGTTTTTATCATAACCAAACATATGTGGTTTTGATGTTCCCCATAAAACAATTCCTTTTTTATTAAAAGATTTATTAGAACATATGTGTTGTAAGCAACTGTCGATAGAAATAAAAGAAAGACAGTATTTAGCCAGTATCATAAAATCTAATTTGTCAGTAAAAATAGATTGAGTTGTATTTAACAATTGTTCTTGTTCATTATTATGTCCAAAAACAACAATGTTTATATCAGGTAATGCTTCTTTAATAAGATTAATTAATTCTTGACCTTCATGATAATTTCTACCAGAATTTGAAATGTTATAATCTTCAACCATAACGCCTTGTCCTCCAGTAAACTGAACTAAAATAAATTTTCCAAGTTTTAATATTTCTTTTTGTAAAAATTTTTCTCTTTGTTCATTAATAACAAAATTTGGAATTTTTTCTATATTTTCAAGATTGTACATTTCTGCCCAGTAATCAATAATATGACGATCTCCTTTTAAAAAATTTGTTTTGTAAGGGTCTTTACAGATTATATTATTATAATTATTAAAAAGTGTATGAGTGGTGTCAATTATGGGTTGAAGAACATACGTAGACGAGGAGGCAACTCTTTTGTCAAATGTAAAAAGTTCAGGATAACCACTGTTTAAACACAATTTATTTTTTATGGTTAATGCATCAAATAACGCAGTAAATTGTAAATGTTTACCAACACCGCCTTCAACTATATGTAAATCAGGTATATTATTTTTCACTATAACTTATTGTTAGGTACTCTATTTTTTTTAACCATCCTTTGGGTATGGCTATTGCACCCCCACCTGTAATGTCATCTTTGTCTTTACTGTAAGATCTCATAATAACTATTCTTTCATCATTATTGGTAACCATCCACCCTACTTCTTGACATGTAGCTAAGTGAGCATTTAATACGTCTTTTATATCAAGCCATCCTGTTTCTGTATCGCGAGCATCGACCCACGTCACACGGACCATTGGTGCTTTATTTATATCAAACATTATTTCTTTTTATTATAAAATTCTTTTCGTTTTGCAGTTTCAGCATTTCCTACTTGAGGAGCATCTTCTTTTTTAATTAATTCTAAGTTAAAAGAAACAGATCTACGTTCTTCGTTTTGTGTTCTAAACGGATACACGCCATGTGCTAACCAATGAGGAAACAAAAATATATCACCTACTTTAGGTGAATGTTGATGTCTGTGACCACTAAAAGTAGCTGCTTGACCGTTAAACCAACATATATCTCCCACTGTTGGATAATGATCTTCCTTGGCATATTCTTCGGGTAAACTTTTTGGCACGCGTAAATAACATACACCAGATAATTGACCTTCATGTATATGAAAAGGATTAAAGTCTCCAGCCCATTGACTAACAACCCACATAGATTGAATAACCATTTTACCCACAAACTCAGGACTAATAGTTTCACTTGCTGGTGGAATAGAAATATAATTCTTAACCATTTCTCCTATTAAACTTATCATAGGTTGAGCTTCAGGAGAACCAAGCCACGCAGGATCATAACGTGTTTCTTGTTTAACATTACCTGCTAAGTGAGGAGCGTGATCAAATTCTTTTGAATATTTTTTATCATTCATCATCTCTGATGCTTTATCATCCAGCAACTTAACTAATCTGTCAGGCATTTTTCCTTTAACAATAGTAGGACCAAATGGTCTAATAGCCTCAAATTTAATTACTTCTTCTTCCTGTTTTGCCATAACTTCCTTTCTACTTGCAAATATGTATTGTCATATAGCAATAATTTGCCTATAAATATACTATTAAATAGGCTTATTCAAGGTCAGCCTCCTTGCATTTTGTTAACAATATCATGAATTGCTAAGGAGTACATGTTAAAATCAGTTTTTAGAAGAATACGTAAAGGAATAAGAGACATCAAAAGTTTCTCTGAAGATAATCCTTTACTTACAGCAGGAGCAGCAGCATTTGGTTTACCAGCTTTATTTAGTGGAACTGGTGGCGGCAGCGGAGGTTTTAATCTTTTTGATTTAATAAAAACAGGAATTGGTAGTCTTGATAAAACACAAGGTAAAAGAGGTAAAGGAGCTTTTTTACCAGGCACAGGTTTATTAGGTGGAATTCAAGACATATATCAAAGTCTTTCTGGTAAAGAAAAACTTGGTGGTATCATGGGTATAGTAAATATGGTTTTAGCTAAAAAACAATTTGAGCAAGAAAAAGCAGACGAACTTCGAAGAGAAAAAGAACTGGAAAGACGACGTATGCTTGTTTCAGATAAATTTGGTAGTGAATTAGGAGGAACACCTTTTGTAGACGAAACTATTAAAGGAACTCAATATGATCCTGAAACAGATACATTTTATGATTACTACGACCGTGAAACAGATAAATATGGTTTTTTTGAAGAAGATGAAGAAGGAAAAATAGTTACTTCAGCTTCGGGTGGCATTGCTCAATTAAATGTGGGTGGTAATCCAAGTAATACAATGAGTTTTAAAATTCCTGCTCGCCGTGCAACAGGCGGTATAATGGATGAAATGGTTTCAGAAGAAATATTTGATCCACGTATGAGTGGAAATCAAATGATGAACGAAATAAAAAAGAATCCTGGCATAACAGAATTTTTTCCTCCTAAATTTGGAATGATTGAAGGACCAGGCGGTCCAAAAGATGATAAAATTCCAGCAATGTTAAGTGATGGTGAATTTGTAATGACAGCTAAAGCTGTTGACAATGCAGGTGGACCAAAAGCAATGTACGGTTTAATGAATGCATTAGATCCTGAATCTTCAAAAGGTAAAGGAATAGTGTAATGGCTGTTTCATACGGATTTGCACAACCACCTGCGTATATAGAAGAATTTCAACGTAATCTTTTACAAGGCGCTTACGATAAAACTAAAGACGCAGATCCAGCGGGTATTGCTAAACAAGGAATTGTTGGTTTTCAACCATTACAAACAGGAGCTATTACAGGAACAGCAGGATTATATGGTATAGATCCTACAACGGGATTACCAACAGGAACAGGTGCAGCTTTTGATCCTTATTTTGCTCAAGCGCAACAAGACATTGGAACAGCAAAAGCAACAACAGCAATGGGAATTCCTTCGTTGCAAGCAGCTCAAGGACAATATGATCCATCAACAAGTAATTACCAACAATTTTTTAATCAATATCAAGCAGACGTAACTAAAGAAGCATTAAAACAAATGGATGAGCAAGCAGCTCTCCAAAAAAATCAATTACAAGATCAAGCACAACAAGCAGGTGCTTTTGGCGGATCACGAATGGCTGTTCAAGAAGCAGAATTAGATAAAAATATTTTAGATATTAAATCTAGAAGAATCTTTCAAGATTTAGCACAAAACTTTCAACAAGCTCAAGATAAAGCTATTGGAACTTATGAATCAGCAGCTGGTAGACGTTTACAATCAGCCCCTGTATTTGGTCAAATTGGACAACAACAAGCTGGTCTAGGCGCACAAGTCGCGGGCCTCGGAACACAACAGTTTGGAATGCAACAACAGGGTCTTGGATCATTATTTACTTTAGGTGGGGCAGAACAAGCACAATTACAACAAACTGAAAACGAGAAGTTTAGACAACAACAAATGTTACGACAAGAACCTTACAGACGAATGGGCTTCTTCTCTGATGTTATGCAAGGCATTCCATCTTATCAACAAACTATGCAACAACAAACAGGTGCATATACTAATCCTTTACTTGGAGCAATTGGTGCAGGTCTTGGTACTTACGGTATTTTATCAGGTAATAATCCAACAGGTGCTTTTGGTATGGGGTCTTAGGAGGATAAATGGCAGATGAAAAAGAAACTGTAGATATTTTTGATTTGAGTGGGGAGTTTAACTTCGGGGAAGCACCTACTTCTGTAACAAAAGATCCAATGGCATATTTTCAAGATCTACTGGTTACAAAAGATGATTATCCTAAAACACCAACACTTAGCGATGCAGAAATAGAAGCTTTATATGCGCCTTCTGATTATAGTGGTCAAAAAAAATTAGCGTTAGCTCAATTTGGTTTTGGGTTAATGAGACCTACTGAACGTGGAAAAATAGGAGCCGCACTAGCTCCTGCAGGAGAAGCATTAGCTGGAAACTTAGCTAAGATACAGCAAGCACAAATGGCGGAAGCAAGCGCCAATCGTAAAGGCATACTAACAGCAAAGATGCAGCAAAGAGCAGCCGAGATAGCAGATCAAAAAGCTATTATGGATATTAATCGCGGAGTAAGAACAAGCGTGGCTAATGCTCTTTATAATAAAGATATTGCAACAGACGCCGCATCTATGAAAGCTTATACCGATGGATTTAAATCAGCTAAATTAAAAGAAATAGATTACAGGATAGAGCAACTTACACCTAAAAAAGGACAATTTAGATTACCTGACGGACAAGGAGGATACGGTGAACCATTTGTAGGATATACCATTAATGTTCCTGGAGAAGGTCCTCAATTTTACCGACCTACAGCAGAAATAGATCCTGACACAGGATTACCTAGAATGGAACTTATTGCTAATCCAGCGGGTATTCAAGAAATGTCAACGTCTATGACAGGCTCACCTGGTGATTTTAAAATGAGAGGTGTGTCTCAAGCTTTGGATATTAAAAGTCAGTTAGATACCTACGATAGAAATATTATGTATCTAAGTGATTTAAGAAATTCTATTGGATCTAATAAACTTCGTGCAGGTTTTCTTGCAGGGTTAAAATTAAAAGGACAAGATTTTGCTAGTATCATGAGTGATGCTCTTGGAGGAACATATAATGATTTTTTTAAAGAAGGTAATGAAAATTTAGGAATTAAACCTAATACAAAATTTCAACCTATATCTGCTACTATAGATGCTTATTTAAATGATCCTAAAACACAAGAACAAATTGACTCTGGTATAATTAGAGAAGAAGATATTGAATCATTAAGAAATTTACAAAGCACTTTTTCACAGATAGCTGCAACAGGAAAAGGACAACTAGATGCTGATGTTACTGGTACAGGAGGTAATGTTGTTTACGGACAAGAAGCATATTTTGGTAATGGCTTTAATCCTATCTTTGAAAATGCAACAGAACAAGATAAAATTATGACAAGATTAAAGTGGTTTGATAAAGATTTACCTCTC